CAGGAGGAAATTAGCCCGACATTGCAGGGCGGAGAAGGCGGCAATCAAAAGCCTGTAGTGTGCTACCCCATCGACAGCCACCAGCAGGATAGCTGCTTCAAAGTCTGCGCAGACGGCATATCGCCAACATTGCCGGGGCAGATGGGAACGGGCGGGAACAATGGCCCGATGGTGCTTAAAACCGCAAAGCCGCCCCGCAAGTACATCATCCGGCGCCTGACCCCGCTTGAATGCTGCCGCTTGCAAGGCTTCCCCGACTGGTGGGAGAACGGTGTACAAGGTTCGGACAGCGCGCGGTACAAAATGTGGGGCAATGGAATTGCATTGCCGAACGCGGCGCATGTAATCGGGTGCGCGAAGAAACTGATACAGGGGAGGCAACCATGAAGATTGAGGGAATCACGTTTGGGGGTGCTTCCTGTAATCGGCGCAAATCTGTAAAGCAAAATGGGCAGAAACTTGTACAGTGAAACCGCCGAAACTTGCACCCTGCGCTGTGAATACTGCGGGAAATACACTCAGGACAGCGACCTGTCAACCGAGTGGGTGGGGGACAAATACCTGATGTGTAGCAAATGCAAGGAGAAACATACATGACTTGCACCATTCTTCAGTTTTTGTGCCGCCGTGTAACTGAACATCGGTGGAGGAAACTCACAGCGTACAGCGTGGGCATTGAACCTGTGGAGTATCACTATACCTGCCGCTTGTGCCGGAAGCATTTTTGGAACTACGACTGCAAAAACGCGGAATTGCAGAAACTCATTCAAAAAGTTTCAGACCGTGAAGTCAAAAACTCGCAGAAATCAGAAGTTTTAGACTTTGAAGTCAAAAAGGAGGGCGAGGGATGACAAACACGCAAGCGGCGGCGTGGCTACGTGACGCGCTGCGGGAAGACCATGACATGCGGGAGTACACCGGGCGCAACCTACTGAGCGACCATCGGAGGAGCGTGTACCTGGTCTGTTTGAGGGCGTTACAAAGCCCACATCAAGACGGCGCCAAAACCCACATCAACGAGCACTGCAAGCAAGAACACGCTCTTCAAGAACACGCTCTTGGACGAATTGACATCCCCCCGGGGTTTGACAGCGTGCGCGCGAACCAGTGCGTGATTTGCGCCCGGGAGATGCCCGAGGGCGACCAGGTGTGCGGATATTGCAGGAGGCTGCATGGATATTGATGGAATCAAGGTCATGGTCACGGGTGACCCCTACCCCGGCGAAATCGAGGGCTATGTGCGGCGCGGGCTGCGGGAGCATGGCAAGCGGTTGACAGGCATGGTGGTCACGCTGACAGGCAAAGATGTGGATATCGAGTACATCCTACGCAAGCCCTTTGAGCGCATCAGGCGCATCACCGGCTACCTGCAGAAAACAGAGCAGTGGAACAACGCGAAGCGGCACGAGCTGGCGGACAGGGTGACGCACGGAAAGGACGGTGACGCATGATGCCGGTGCTGATGCTGCTCCTCGCCTCCATCGGCCTGGTCGGCCTGTGGCTGGTGGCGTGGGGCATCTGGTCGGCGGTCAGGCGGCGGGTCAGTACGATTTTTGACCTGTGACCTTTTGTGACGGAGGAGGTTATATGACTCGTTACTGTAACCGCGCAACCGAGGACGAGGAGCAGGCAGCTCTGATTGAGTGGGCATACATCGAGGGCCTGCGCAGGCCGGAGCTGATGCTGCTGTACGCCGTGCCAAACGGAGGGTACCGTCCTCCGCGAACGGCGGCGATCCTGAAGCGCACCGGGGTACGACCCGGCGTCCCGGACCTGTGCCTGCCGGTGGCGCGTCCACCGTACCACGGCCTCTACATCGAGCTGAAACGGAGGCGCGGCGCAGCGGTATCCGCGTACCAAAAAATCTGGCTGGACCGGCTCCGGGAGCAGGGATACCGAGCCGTCGTATCCTACGGATGGGACGAGGCGCGGGAGGAGATCCTGTCCTACCTGGACGGGGGAGTGCCGACGACCTGGTGAGACAAGCCACGCCGGCGCGATAAAGGCGCTGGCGATCATGGTTTGAGTAAGTAACGAGGAGGGGATGCGTAGGGAACGGTCGACAAGTATACTGCCCACGGGCTTTCCACGTCGGGTCCGTAAAAAAACGTCGATCTCTATGGGAGAGATAGCACCCGTCGGCAGTCCGGCGCCCCAGCAGCTTCCCGGTCAATCATGGACAACGGGATGTGCCGCTGCGGGGGCGCTTTTCTTTGCGGATGTGGGTGGGGGACTGATAAATCCTCCCGGGGCGTGGTTGGATGGCGCGGGGAGGTGCTGATGAGTAAAGCGAAAGTGAGGGCAACCCCCGGTCCTCAGAGCAGGGGAGGCGCAGGTCGCGCCAGGGATGATGCAGGGCGCTTTGTGAAAGGCGTGAGCGGCAACCCCGGCGGCACAAAGCACCTGCCTGCTGAGATCAAAGAGCTGGCGCGTGAGATGTCGCTGGAGGGGCTGAAGAAGGTGGCCGAGATGATGCGCAGGGAGGAAACAAGCGACCGGGACAGGCTGGCCGCAGTTCGTTTGTTCCTTGAGTACGGCTATGGGCGTCCGGCGGCTGAGTATGACAGGGAGCGTTTAGATTTGGAGAAGGCGCGGTTCGAGGCGGAGCGCAAAGAGGCGTCTGGTGACCGGGTGATCCAGGTTATTCTGTCTGACGATGCGCGGGAGCTGGCGGAGTGAGCCAGGTGCTGGAGCTGGGCAGGCCGCAGCCCAAACAGGCAGAGGTGGCGCGTGCCAGGAACAAATACATTGCGTACGGAGGATCGCGCGGGCCAGGAAAATCCTGGTTCGTGCGGTTCAAAGCGGCGGGGCTGGCGTTTCGCTATGACGGCATCAAAATCCTGATCCTGCGCCGGACCTACAAGGAGCTCCAGAACAATCATATTGACATATTGCGCGGGCAACTGTATGGATTTGCGCGGTATAACGACAGCGATAAGAGGTTCCTGTTCCCCAACGGCAGCACGATTTCCTTTGGATACTGCGACGCGGACAGCCACGTGCTCCAGTACCAGGGCGCGGAGTACGATGTGATTTTCATCGACGAGGCGACGCAGCTCAAGGAGGAGTGGTTGCGCGTTTTCCCGGCCTGCCTGCGCGGTGTGAACGATTTCCCTAAGCGAATTTACTACACCTGCAACCCTGGCGGGGTGAGCCATGGGTACATCAAGCGGTTGTTCATTGACCGAGAGTACCGCGATGGGGAGAACCCGGACGATTATGTGTTTATCAAGGCGCTGGTGACCGACAACCGGGTGCTTCTGGACAGCCAGCCGGACTACCTGGCGCAGCTGGAGGCGCTGCCGTACAAACTGCGCAAGGCGTGGCTGGAGGGCGACTGGACCATCCTGGAGGGCGCGTTTTTCGAGGAGTTCACGGATGACCCGGAGCACTACGAGGACAGGCGGTACACGCACGTAATCGCGCCGTTTGACCTGGCGGAAGGGGAAGCCAGGCGGTGGACGATATACAGGAGCTTTGATTGGGGCAGCAACAGGCCCTCCAGCACCGGATGGTACGCCGTGGACTATGATGGCGTGATCTACGCCATACTGGAGCTGTACACCTGGACCGGGGAGCCGAACCAGGGCAATCATTGGACGGACGTTCAGATTTTCAACGAGATCAAGCGCATCGAGGACACGCACCCCTGGCTCAAGGGCAAGCAAATCCGGGGCGTGGCGGACCCATCCATCTGGGGGAAGGGCAACGGCACGGGTATCTCAACGGCGGAGACGGCGGCGCAATGCGGGGTTCACTTCACCCCGGCGGACAACGACAGGATTCCAGGCTGGATGCAGGTGCACTACCGGATGAGCTTCGACGAGGAAGGTAGGCCGGGGCTGTACATTTTCCAGAACTGCAAGCATTTAATCCGCACCATTCCATTACAGATGTACGACCGGGTGCGCGTGGAGGATTTGGACAGCGACATGGAGGACCATGCCGTTGACCAACTGCGCTATATGTGTCAGGCAAGGCCGATCAAGCCTGCCCGGATTGTGGAGCGGGAGCCGGTGCTGTACGACCCGCTGGATCAGTATAAGAACATAAAGCCGTTTAGGAGGGTTTAACGCATGAGCTTACAGCCGGGGATGATGCCGCCGCAGGGGGGAGCGCCGCAGGGTATGGTGCCTGGGCGCGGGATGATGGGCCAGGAAGCGCCGCCGGAGAAGCCCACCGTGGTGATTGGGAAGCAGCAGGTTTTGAAGGCGATGCAGACCTTGCGCGAGTACAAGGCGGGGAAGGCCCAACTGGAGAAGCGCATCATCGCGTCCGAGGAGTGGTACAGGCTGCGCTCCTGGGAGGAGATGAGCCGCGAAGGGAAGCCGACCGGCAACGAGTACGACGCGAAAACGCGCTCCGCGTGGCTTTTTAACGTCCTGATGGGGAAACAAGCCGACGCTATCGAGGCGTACCCGGAGCCGATCCTGCTGCCGCGCATGGAGGATGACAAGCAGGAGGCGGAGAATTTAACCAAAATCGTGCCGATGGTGATGGAGCAGACCGGGTTTGAGCAGGTGTATTCAGACAATTCTTGGAAAAAGCTGCGCACGGGCACCGCTGTGTACGGCGTATTCTGG